GGGCATCTTTGGCCTTGGGGCCCTTCCAGTCGGGCAGGCTGTTCGTCAGCCCGGACAGCACGCCTTGCACGCTGGGGATCATCGACCGGATACCGCTGATCAGGCCGGAGATCAGGTCCCGGCCCGCGCCGTACAGCGTCGAGGCCATGCCCGCCAGCTGCGAGCGGGCGATCCCGGGGATCCTGGCCAGCTGCGCGGACAGATCGCCGACCATGCCGCGTACGGCGGTCAGGAGTCCGTTCGCCGCGTTGCGCCCCGACTGCCCTGTCCCGGCCACGAAGTCGTTGAGCCATGGGCGGACGCGGCCGGGGAGCGTGCTGAACGCCTGCACCTGCGAGTTGATCATGCCGTTGATGACGTCGCGGCCGATCGTCGCGGCCGTGGTGAAGTCGCCCTGCATGATGGCGAGGAACCCGCGGACCGCTGGCAAGATCACGTTGTCGATGAACTCCGCCATGTCCCCGAGGACGGGCAGCAGCAGCATCGCCAGCCCCTCGGCGGCGATCTTCACCACCGGGGCCACGGCGCCGATGATCTCGGACAGGGCCTGAAGAAGCGGAATCAGGCTCGGCAGCAGCGCGGCGACGAGCTCACCGACCAGGGGCAGCAGCGGCAGCGCCGCAACGATCAGGTCGCCGAACGTGATGGCGAGTTGCACCAGCACGGGGCCGAGCTGGTCGAGGACGGGTTGCAGGGCCTCGCCGAGCGCGACGATGAGCAGCTGCACGGGCGGCCCGAGTTCGGCCAGCACAGGGCCGATCAGCCCGAGCGCCTGCGCGAACAGCGGCGCTGCGGTCTCCGCGAGGACCGACATGGTCTCGAACAACGCGGTCAGACCGGCCTGCACCTCGGGGCTGGCGAACGCCTCATCGAGCGCAGCCGTGATCGTCTCCAGAGTGCCGATGAGCCCGCCGCCCGACGTCTGCGCCGCCGAGAAGATCGACCCGAAGATGCCGGCCACGTTCTGGCCTACGTCAAAGAGCTGCCCGATCAGGTCGATCGCGTTCTCGATGGCCTCCTGCATCTCGCCGGACTGGAACGCGGCACTCAGCTTCTCGCCGATCTCCTCGGCGCCGTCAGCCGCCGCCTCGGTCAGCCGCTCGAAGGAGGGGCCAGCCGCCGCCGCGATCTGCCCGAGGCTCTTAACCACGATGCCGGGGACACCAGAGAGGTTGTGCAGTCCCTTGCTTGCCGAGCCGAGCGCCTTACCGAGAGTCCCGTCGGTGGCCAGCTCCCGCGCCGAGGTGGACACCCCTTTGGCCATGTCGTTGAGGGCCTTGCCCGACGAGATCAGGTTGGTGCGCAGGATCGGCAGCACCTTCGCGCCGGTGCGCTCCAGCTCGTCGGCGAGGCCGCGGAACACCTCGTTCTGCACGGCCTGCTGTACCTCGCGCAGGGCGGGTGCCGCCTCCCGCACCGCCTCAGCAAACTTGCGGGCCTCGGGAGAAAGCTTCTCCAGCGACTCGCTGAACTCCTCGGCCTTGTCCGGGTCGAGGGCGGCCGACAGGGCGTCGTCCATGCCGACGGCCGCGAGCTTCACCGCGCCGGATGCCAGCTGCACGGCAGCCATACCAGTGACCGCGACACCGGCCGCCGGGGCGACGTTCGCCAGTGTGGAGACGACCGACGCGAGCAGGGGCACAGCCGCGCCGATCCCGGCCGTTGCGCTACCGACGCCGGCCAGTGCGCCACCGGCAGCACCGGCTACGGCCGGAATCCTGCGGAGGATGCCGACGAGCCGGTTGGGCCCGTCCTCGTCCACGTCCACGTCGATATCGACGTCCGTGTCATCAACCCGCCGCGCGGCGGCGAGCAGCTCGTCAAGCTGCCGAGCGGCCTGCCTCGTGGCGGCCTGCACGTTGATCTGCGGGTGGGTGTCCGACAACCGCTGAAGGTGCGGTGTCAGCTCGTTGATACGGCGGATCGCCTGATCGACCGGGATGTCGATCCCGATCCTCTGCTCCGAGAGCTGCTGCAACTCCTGCCGGATCCGGGCGAGGTCGCGGTCCGCCTCATCGCTGTTGGCGTCGACCTGCACGTCCGGGATGTGGGCGAGGAGGTCGTCCAGCTGCCGGCGGATCCCGCCGCCGAGCGCCGCGCCGACGCTGGAACCTTGCCGGGAGGCGTCGGCGACGGTGCCCTGTAGCCCGTCGAGGTTGACCGCCAGGTGGCTGACGAGGTTCGGCAGGTTGATGTCGTCTGCCACGGGGGTCACCTCCTCGGGGTCAAGCGCGGACCATGCGGGCCATGTCGAGCAGGCCGGGACCGGACTGCGCTGCGGGTTCGGGGGTTCGGGTGCCGCCGGTCTGGTGGGCGGCCTGGTGCTGCTCGGCCAGCGTCATGAGCTGGCACAGCGTTAGGTTCCAGAAGTCGCCGGGCGGAATGTGGAGGGCACCGACGGCGAGGTAGTAGAGCTGAGACCAGGGGAAACCGTCTCCATCGGCGCCCCGGTGTCGGCCGGGGTCTCGTCGTTTCCCAGGGACTCCATCGCCTTGGAGAACGCCCGCTGCCACGCGTCGACGTACGCGCCGAGGCGGCCCGGGTGCAGCAGGTCAGCGAGGTCCGCGCCGTCGGTACGGCGCCGGTAGACGATGTCCCCGGCAATCTTCCGCTCGCCCTTGGCGTCCTGGTGCTCGCGGAAATGAGGTTCGAACCCGCCAGGCCCGACACACCCGGCACCGACCAGCTGCACGATCGGCCCGTAGGCGGCACCCTTGCCGCTGGCGTCGATGGCGTTCTGCACGTTGGCCACGGACCCGTAGCGGGCCTCCAGCAGTGCGATGGCGCGCATGCTGTAGCGCAGTCCCACGGTGGTGCCGTCGGTCAGGGTGATCTCGCCGCCCTCGGCGAGCAAGTCAAGTCCTGCGGTCATGGTGGTGGTTCCCTCTGTGAGTGCCGGGTTTCGGCCTGCCGGTGGGGAGTTGGCCGGGGCGGGCGCGCTGAGCGAGAACGCGCCCGACCCGGGGTCTTACGCGATCGCCGCGGCGGTCTCGTTGAGGACGAGCGAGATCCAGTCGTCCGTGGAGATGAGCGGGTCCGCGTCCGCGGTGAAGCTCGCGATGCGGTAGTCCTCCTCGGCAAACCCGAGGTCGGGGAACGCGGACAGCGTGAGCTTGTGCAGGACGACGTGGAAGTCACCGCCGATGAGGTCGACGCCGTTCTCGGGGGTGACGCCTTCGAGCTTGAAGGCCGGGAAGGTCGCGGTGTCGCCCTTCAGGTCCCACACGGACTTCTGTGACGGGGTGGTGCCTGAGTCGGTGACCGCGCCGCCGAGGATCGCCACAAGGACATCGAGCGACACCTTCGCGTGGGACACCGCCACCTGCACGTTCGAAAGCGCCGAGTTCGACGCAAGCTTCTTGTTGTCGCCGCGCAGCTGCTTGACCTCGACATCGCCGGAGACCTCGAAAGTCTTGATGCCAGGCACGTCGATGGGAGTGCCGTACGTCGGGGTACCGCCGTCCGGGTCGGCCGTGAGCGCCGAGATCTTGGCGTCCTGGATGCCGTACACCTTGGTGAACCGCTGAATGGGCATGATCTTCCTTCCTGGTGCCGGGGTCCGGCCCTTACGGAGTGAGGGGTGGGGCGTCGACTGCGGGTTCGGGAACGGTGGCCACCGGAACACCGGGCAGGGCAGGCGGGAGGCCGGCGTCCTGCGGGACGATCGCCCCGTCAACGGCCCACCACGTGGTGCCGGGCTTCCCGTCGTCCTGGTGCACGGCCACGGCGCCGTGCGTGATGGCCACGGCTTCGCCGACCAGGGCGACCGTCGTGCCGGGGCGTGGCGGCCAGTGCGGGCCGAGCACGGCGAGCACCTCGTCACGCGGGAGTTCGGTGTACGTGATCCTCACGAGGGGGTCACCTCCTCGGCGAGGAGCGCCCGCCGGATGGTGAGCGTGATCGAGTGCCGCACCCGGTTGTCGGCGATCGGGATGCGGTCGATGTCCTGCAACCGCACCGAGGTGACCTTGGCTGGGTGGGCAGGCAGGCTATGTCCGTGCAGCGCCGTGGCGATGGCCTCGGCGAGTCCGTACCGCTCGGTGACGCGGGTGGTGCGGGCGCCGGTCTTCACGCGGGCGAGCTGCACCAGGTCGACGGTCACGGTCTCGTTGATCTGAGGCTCGGCCCCCGCGTCGCCTGCGGCCACGAGGTCGATCCCGGCGGGCAGGCTCTCCTGTACGACGATGAACGGCGGGTCCTGTCCTTCCCGGGGGCCGTCGCGGAAGACGGGAACGCCGAAGTTCAGGGATTCGAGGCGGGCCTTGATGGCGCCCGACGTGCTCGCGGCCATCAGCGCCTGCCGATCTGCGAGGCGTGCGCCCGCCAGAAAATCTCAGTCATCTCGATTGCCGGGCGTAGGAACGGCTGTGCCTTCGTGCCTGGGTGGTTGACCTGCGCGACCGGATGCCGCGCTCCCGGCCAGTACAGGGCCTGCTTGTACTTCGGCTTGATGACGTGCGGGCTGGTGCCGTACTCGACGGCCGCCGCGTACGAGACGTTCGTGCCGACCACGTAGCCGAGCGACCGCCCGCCGCCCTCAGCCCGCGAGACGATCGAGGAGCGCAGCCGACCCGTGTCGACCGGGGCG